TTACCGATGTTTGCCAGAAAGAAAATGGCACTTAAAGCACGTTTGTTATCCTGATAATTGCTGTCAGTAACATCGCGCATTTCAGCAATAAAACGGGCTACATCTTTTTCGCAATTACTGCCCATCAATTGAGCCCGAAGCAGAGCTACATGATTCAACGCGGCAACACGTTGACCGGCTGTCAGTTCGACCAGCATGGAATCGCCTTCGATAGCCATGATTTACTCCTCTTGAGTAATGCCTGTATTTTGACTTCTGAAGCTGACGGCGTTACTGGATTCCAGCGCTTACCGTTTTCTCCCATGATCCAGCCGTGTCCGTATGACATGGATGGGCTTTGGCGTTTAAGCCTTGCTGCCAATGAGATCATGCTTACCCCTCAACTCATGCCAAATGATGCACCGATGCCGCTGATAGCATCGACAGTTGAGGACAGTGCCGGGTTAGCCTGAATACGCGCCTGTACTGCCATTGCGGCCAGTGTTAAGCAGCGAATACCGCTATTAACGTTTTGCAGCAGGCCACGTTTACAGTTGGCTGTCATAGGTTCTTTAGAGATTGCGCCAGCTGCCAATTGGCCCACTTCTGCAGTAGCTTTCATGACATACAGGGGAAACTTCTCATTAGCGACTTCATTTACTGGCACGCAGGGGAGGCACTGGATTTGCGCCAGCAGACCATCAACTAACGTTGCATCCTCAGTGACATCAGTGAGAGCTAAAACTTCTAAGACGGTAAGCTGATGTGGCTGATCTGGATTCAGTTTGTTACGCAGCGTTTGTGCACGCATGCCGGACTGCTTAGCGACGTCTTCCATGTTGTGAGCTAAGGCGAATTTACGACAGGCATCGTCGTAATGGGTATGGGTAGAAAGCTTGAAATCAAACATGCTCAGATCCTTCTTAACTTGCAAAATCAAGTTATGGTTTGATGTAGCGGCATTTGATTGCCTGCTGGCGGTTCTTTTCACGCCATGCAGCAACATTGATAAGCGGGTTACCATGTTTGGTCATGGTGGTTTCTACCACTTCGCCTGTCTTACGATTGGTACGGTTCTGCGTATAGGTGAAAGATGGGGTAGGGGCGAGCAACACAACCCCGTTAGCAATACATTTCTCCAGCACTGACAGGCTAATGCGGTTAGCTGCAGCAAAGTCCTGTTTGGACATTGTTGGGGATGTGGCGAGCGTGACGGCTTTGTTTACGGCGTCGTTTACCGCTTCGCTGATGGCTGGCATCAAAATCGCTGCGACATTGGCAATAAAATCTTGAGATTGCACTAAGTCAAATGCGTTCTGTCTGTTTGCATTTTCAGTATGCATAACGCAATATCTCCTGTTAAATAATGTGTTCTACGGTGTTACATGTGGTGTGTATATACGGTAGATCACAATTGTGCTCATGTAAACTACTTTTGTGGTTGGTCATCTATGTCTTATACCCAGTCGAATGCTCAAGAATTGATCGAGAGACTTCTATCTGCCTATGGCGTAACAACACAACGCGCATTAGCTGAAGCTCTTCAAGTACCTTCAAATAATGTGAGTGCGTGGTCTCAGCGCAACAGTGTTCCAGGTAGTGCAATCATAAAGTGTGTTCTTGATACGGGAGTAGACCTAAATTGGCTCGTTAGCGGGAAGCTTGCAAAAGCAAGTTTAAGCAAGGGTAAAGAATTGCCCTCGGGCGAAGTACTTTTAAAAGAAATTACCTCTAATGGTGGGAAGACCGTACTAAATAGAATTATGGATGCCTATGGGTTCACACTTCAAAAGCAACTATGTGAGTTATTAGGTATTTCATCTGGTACTGTAAGTACGTGGATTAGGCGAAACTATTTTCCTGGAGATGTGGTTATAGCTTGTGCCCTCGAAACCGGTGTTGACCTTCAATGGTTAGCAACAGGAAAGGGAGGGAATAAAAGTAATATTATGGAGACCAAAATAACAAATGGTATTCCTCATAAAAGGATATTGTCGGGCGAAATCAAGGAGGCTGGCTTTTGGGAAATAGATTTGGATTTCATACCCTATAAATTTGAAAATCCTGAATTAATTTCAAGCAACAAAGCCGCATGGTTAGTTGAAATGGATATTTCAGATATCAGCAATGGTCTTTGGCTTGTTGGAATTGATGGTAAATATGATATTTATGATTTAGCTATATTGCCGGGGAAAAAACTTAACGTTACGAATGGAGGTTTTTCATTTGTATGTGATCGAGAACAACTATTGATTACCGGCAAGGTAATTGTTGCATTTGATTTTTTGCATAATGAATTTATATAATTGGCTAGTTTTAGCAAATGTTTAAAGATGACTGTAAATGTATCGATTATAAAATATATTTCATTAAGGATATTTAATGGCTAATTTTGAAAGTGCTACACTCTGGCAGAATTCATTAGGAAAGAAAACTAACGAAGACGAGCACGAAAAAGGTAGGGAGTACTTTAGAACAAGTCTTGAAAGTTTTCGCAGAAAGGCAATTGTCTTAGCTGATGAAATTTCTAACAGCATGCCAGATTACACTGTTCATGATATAACTCACATTGATGCGCTTTGGGAAATGGCATCAATTATTTGTGGTGAGGATTATGAACTAAATCCTGCAGAAGCATATGTTCTTGGCGGTGCATTTCTAATACATGATTTGGGGATGGGGCTTGCAGCATACCCTGATGGCATTGATAGCATAAAAAATTCTACGATATGGAGTGATACGTTCGCATATTTAAGTAAAGACACTAATGAATCAAAAGAAGCAATTGAGAAAAAAACTTTAGATATTGTCTTAAGGGCTCTTCATGCTAAGCAGGCTGAAAAGCTGGCACTTATATCATGGGGTGGGGATAGCAACAGAGAATATTTAATCGATGATACCGCACTAAGAGAAGATTATGGTTCGCTGATTGGAAATATTGCATATAGCCATTGGTGGGACTCAAGCGATATAATCGTAAGATTTCCCGCTAAGCTAGGGGCTATAGGTTCAATGCCTCACAGTTGGCAGGTAGATCCGGTTAAACTTGCATGTATAATGCGTGTTGCAGATGCTGCTCATATAGATAGCAGAAGAGCACCTTCTTTCCTACGTAAGCTAAGAAACTTACCAAAGTTATCAGAGCAACATTGGTTATTTCAACAGAAATTATATCAACCGAGAATTGAGAGAGATCGGTTGGTTTACACTTCAAAATCATCATTCGATGTTGAAGAAGCTGCAAGTTGGTGGCTTTGCTATGATACTCTGAAGATGATTGATAAGGAATTGTATTCTGTTGATTCAATCCTTAATAATTCAGGTGTAAAAAGATTCAAGGCCAAGGGGTTAGCTAATATTGATAATTTATCATCTTTAGTTAGGTTGATTACTACTAATGGCTGGACACCCGTTGACGCTAATGTTCATGTAGGAAACGTTTCAAAGTTAGTAAAAAACTTAGGTGGAAGTCAGCTCTACGGTAACAACCCCTTTGTAGCTATACGCGAGCTTATCCAAAATGGTTGTGATGCTATTAGAGCAAGACGCGTGCTTGAAGGTGATGACAGCAATTATGGGCAGCTTATTGTTAGGTTAGATAAAGATGAATCAGGGTTGTTTATTGAGATTGATGATAATGGCGTTGGCATGTCAGCAGCAGTTTTGACCGGCCCGTTTCTAGACTTTGGAAATTCATTATGGGGTACAACTCTAATGCACGACCAATTTCCAGGCTTAGAGACAAAAGGTTTCAGTTCAACCGGAAAGTTTGGTGTAGGCTTCTTCTCTGCATTTATGATTTCGAATAAAATAAAAATAACAACTAGAAGGTATGAAGAAGGACGCTCAGAAACACGTGTGCTTAGCTTTGAAAATGAACTGCTTGAGAGACCAATATTGAGGGTGGCTTATCAAAGTGAATACATTAGAAATGGTGGCACACAAGTTAGATTATATCTCGAAAGCGAGAGTTTTTTAAATAAGTTACTTGATAATAGGCTGGGTGGTAACTTTAAAGATCTCAAGGAATTACTTGCTCATCACTTTCCAACTTTAGATGTTAGTTTATTTTTAGAAGATAAATTGTCTGGTGTTAGTGAGAAAATAGTTAGTGCAAATGATTGGAAATATTTAAATGGAGCTGATTTTTTAGATAGGGTTTTAAGTAAAATTGAAGAAGATGAAGTTAATGATTTGAAGTATATGGAAAAGAAAAAATTATGCTTAGAGTTCGCAGAGAACATGAGGGCTATATACCATCAAGGGCATATGGTTGGTAGAGGGTTTTTAGTTCCAGGTAATGAAGAATTTTATATTGAAGATCTTTTAAAGGCTCCAATTACTGTTGGAGGATTTAGAACCTCCTCAATCAGAGGCTGCGTTGGAGCTTTTCTAGGTAGCGCGAGTAGCGCGTCAAGAAATTCAGCTTACCCCGCTTTTCCTTCAGAATTATATCGCGAATGGTTACATGAACAGTACACTCTTATTAAAGATAGAATTAGTGATAAAGGGCAGGTTAAGCTAGCCTCTAAGATGAGGTTAGCTGGTTTAGATATTGAGGAGTTGTTTTTTTGTTCAAATTCGAGTAAGTATTTTAACCAAGTAACAATTGTAGAAGAAATCCTTAGTAAATATGACGTTATTAAATTTGTTAGTTCTTTTAGCCTAAAAAAACAAGGCCATGAAGACTTTGATGATTATTATTCAGTAACTTACGATCCCAACGTCATATGCATTGAAACAGGGATTCCAATGATTCTTATGCAGTCAGACTCAGATTATTTGTCATGGCCTAATAAAGATCCACTTAATTTCGATAAGCAATCACTTTCAGGATTGCTTAATGAAAAAATTTCTCAGGCATGGAATATACCTATTGAAAAATTAGCAAAATCTAATAAAAGAATTAAGCCTTCAAGGTCTAAGGAGAAAGTTGGCATGTATTTAGGTAAAGAGTTTTTACTTGAAGTTGGTGTAATAAAAAAGTCTGATTTTGCAGATTAGAATGATATAAATGATTCTGGTATGAAAATTGTGCCATAGGCTGCTCGGATTAATGGTGGTCGTTGAGGAGCCTATGCGCACTAAAAAGCTCTTTATGTTTTAATAAAACTTGACGCCATAAATTCGCCATCGATTGATGTAAGTTATTGTTTTTAATGGGTCGCTATCGTATTCGGTCTTTTTTTGTGTGTAAAGTTCAGAAACTACTCCAGAACGCCTGAAGAAGATGAATTACTGGAGAGGGTAAGAGATTATCGCGATCCACTCTTGTCCTCTGGAAGAGGCCGCAACAAACTGAAGAGACAGACGCCTGCGTTTGCAGGCGTTAATTATTTGCCCAACCAGCGTCCGGCCAGTGCAGACTCAATTAACAGACGAATAGTCAGCGGATCGTGCGGCGCGTTGAAATCTTCCGGGAAATATTCGGCAAACGTGATAGTTTCAGGATTAATGCCAAATCTTTCAGCATACCGCTCTAGCAATTCATACGCGTCAAGAGGATCCATGCGAAAGTCATTGTTCAGATCGGTATCCAGTTCAAGCTTATAGCGTCTGAACGTAAACAAACTTCTGCCGTTATAATCTTCAACCAGCGCAAATACAGCTTTCTCTATATCCTCGTTTACCATATCTTGTCTTCCTTATGAGCAAGAAGGTTATATTTTGCCGTAGATTTCCAGCCAATTTCTGCCACATCAGCGGCCATAATTACCCAGCCTAAAACCGGGATTGTACGACCGACGAACGTCCCCAGCTTGTGAGTCATTAACATTTTAATTTGAAGAGGGTTTTTAGGGTTCTGTATCCACGTGGGTAATCTGAATGGAAGACGGTAATCCCGTAACAGCTTTCGAGAATAGACCGAAGCATAAGAGGTGCCTTTCCATGCTCCGTTTAGCTTACCGGATACGTCAATCGTATTTTGTCCCGAGTAAATCGCAACCAGAGCGATGATATCCTTTGTACCGCTGAAGTGCTCTGCAGTCACATCAATCATTATCCAGAAATAAAGCTCTCCTGCGGAAAGGTTAGTAAGCCCGCCATAGAAGTAAGTTCCGTTTAACTGCTCCGTTGTATCCATACCATTCCCTTAAATGGGTACTGTAATGGTCAAAACTGTATCACATCAATTCCGGTCACTGCCAGATGCTGGCTGGCGCTATCTGATGCATTTTGCGACTCTCAAATCCATAGTTGTCGCTCCGCTGTATCAAAAGATCACGATGCCCACGCTCGGGTCGTTGAACGCTGCATGATCTATGCATCTTATCCCTCAGCCCACAATAGCTATCATCGCAATGGCGGATCACTTGGTGCATGCTTTAAATGCAGTTTTACTAACGTTCATCTCATCATTGCTACTATGGCAGGATTTTCCAGCGAGAAGAAAAAGCAAAGAGTCTGTCAATATATAAAGGTCAACGCGCCTCATTACAGATATTTAGTTATTGCGAAACCAATGGGTTGATTTGTGAAAAAAGTAAATATAAGTTATGGGGTGCTCTATGGCTGAATTACAGGATGTTTACTTATGAAATCTTTAATTCATATAGGTTGTTGAAATTGAGGATAAAAATAAAAAAATATTGGGTGAAGCCTATGTATAACAGCGAAGGGAAAATTGCTGACGCTCTATATGAGATTCTGAATAAATGAAGCGTGCTATTTTATGGCTGATTCATTCATTTTTCTATTTAGTCCCTGCTGCAGTTATTGTGGCTGGCGTGTATATCTTCATCTGCTTTGTTCCGCAATATGCAGCACTTCTTAGTTTTGCATGGGTTATCGTAGTTTCTTATGTGTATATTAAATTTAACCGATGGTATTGATAAAATCCTGACATATTAGTGAGCTTAAAATTTGAGTGGAAAAGCGAACGCAAAATAACCCTACTAGCTTAAGGTGCCCGGCCTCACCCCCAAACCCACTTCCCTCTGCAAAATCTGCAAAAGCAGAAACAACCCTGCCAGCCTCGCACCCAAAGCTTACCTGTCATTTTGTCATCACCGCGGTTTGGCTTATCCTTAAAGCTTCAATCAAAAGGAGCATCGTTTATGAAAGCGGCAATTGCTAACAGTGAACACAAGGTTGAAGTGGTTGAGAAGACGCTGCGTCCTCTCAAAA